ATGGAAAAACCCTTGCTGCCCCCGCTGCCTTCGGCCCTCAAGGGCGAGAAACCCATCCCGCTCACTGAGGGCCTGCTCGAAGGCGACCTGCTCCACTTCAAGGCCCCGGTAGCGGGCCGCCCCAAGGGCACGGTGCTGCCGGTGCTGGGCTACTGCCTCTGCGTCGATGCCCAGGGCCAGCCTTATGCCCTGCGCGCTTACGTGCCGCTCTGCCCCGAGTACGCCACCACCTACGCTGGCCGCGAAGCCGCCCGCTTCCCCGAGCCGAACCAGCGCGAGCGGTGGCTGGGGAGCATCCAGCTCTACTTCTCGGAAATCGACCTCACCGACCACGCCCACGAGCTGGCCCTGGAGCGCCGCCGCGAGGGCCTCGTGATTGCCATGTACCCCGAGCGCCAGGTGCTGCGCCGGGCCGCCTAAGCTGCCTCCTGCCTTTTCACTTCTCCCACGCCCTACTCACTCCCCCATGAAACGCACGCTCACCGGCACGCTGGAATTTGAGGATGGAGTCGTGAACCTCATCCTGTCGGAGCCCACCCAGCGCGCCATCGTGCAGGAGATAGCCGCCCGGCAGGAAGCTGCCCGCGCCGCCGCCGAGGTAGACCACGACCGCTTGGCGCGCACCTACCACCTCGGGGCCGAGCCCACGGCGGGCCGGGGCTACGACGACCGCCTCAAGATGCGCCTGGGCTGCGGCGACGACCTGGCCCGCGAGCTAGTGAGCAGCGGGCGCATCGCCCACCAGTACCTGGGCAACCGCTACTCGGTGTGCGAGCAGGCCGTGCGTGACTTCTACGCCACCCAGCCCGCCACGGGCCCGCTGCGGCGGGCGGCCTAGGGCACAAAAAAGCCGGTCGGGGGCTGTCATCCCGACCGGCTCACTTTCTACAACGGACTATCTCTCATTTGCCCGCCGATGGGCACAAAGGTACGTCGGCCTTTTTGATTTTACTTCATTAAATCTTCATTAAGTATGAGCGCCCTCGCAACTGCCGCACCCACAACTACTTCGCTAGCCGACCTGGCCCAGCAAGTAGACCATTTCACCACTACCCCCGAACTCGTGGCCGCCCCCGTGGCCCTCGACGGCACGGTGTACCAAACCACCAACTACGACCTGTTTCACCTGCTGCCGGAAAATCGGGTAGTAGACATGAAGCACGTGCGCAAGCTGGTGAGCATGATAACGCAGAGCAACCTGCTGCACGTCAAGCCCCTCGACGTAACGGCCGATATGGGTATCATCGACGGGCAGCACCGGCTGGCTGCCGCCCGCGAGCTGGGGTTGCCGGTGTACTACAAGATTGGCCAGCAGCTGAGCGAGGCCGACATCACGACCCTGAACGTAGCCCAGAAGAACTGGCAGGGCCCCGACTACCTGCACTACTGGACGGTGAAGGGCCGCACCGACTACGTGGCCCTCACCAAGTTCTGGCAGCGCCACCCGAGCCTGAGCTTCTCCAATGCCAAGACGATGCTGGGCGGCTCCTCCAACAACCGGGCGCAGGAGTTCCGCGCCGGCAACTGGAAGGCCAGCGACCAGCCCTACAAAGGCGAGCAGGCGGCGGTGCTGGTCGAGCGCGTAGCGGCCGAGACGCCCTTCAAGCAGGCCATGCACACGGGCTTTGTGGCCGCCGTGTACCACTGCATCGCCAACGTGGAGGGCTTCGACGCCAAGGTGTTCATGGAGAAGATTCTCAAGCAGCCCCGCACCCTGGTGCCGTGCGCCAGCCACAAGCAGTACCTGGCCATGTTCGAGGAACTCTACAACTACCAAACCCGCGCCGAAAATCGGCTGCGCCTCGCCTAATGACCACGCGCCAACAACAGGATGCGCGCCACCGGGAGGCGGTGCGCGCCTACTACGACACCGGCAACGAGGCTCTACTAGGGCCGGTGCTGGCCGAGCTGCGCCCGCGCCTGGTAGACTTTCTCAGGCACAAGGGCATACGCGATGTTCAGTGCATCGATGATGTGATTCAAGAAGCATTGCTGAACGCCTTGACTGACCTTCGGGCTCACAAGTTTGCTTTTATCGGCAGTGTAACCTCCTGGGTCAACAATATCTGCTGGCATCGCTTTGTCGATAGGCAGCAGAGCAAGAAGAACTGGATTACCCAGCCCAGCCAGAACGAAGACCCTTTCTTGCTACTTTCCTCTACGCTGGCCACGCCCGCCGAGGAATGCAGCCAAGAAGACGAAGCCCACGCCAGCGCCGTGGTGTCCGCTGTGACCCACGCCGTGCTGGGCCTCGATGCCAGCGCCCGCGCCTGCGTGCTTATGCACTACTACCAGGGCTTGCCCGAAGCCACGGCCGCCGCCCAGCTTGGCATTGCCGAAAGCCAGTTCAAAGCTCGCCTGCGCCGGGGCCTGACGAGCCTACGCGAGTGGGGCATCCGCCACGCACACCTGGCGCCGGGCGCTGACCTGTACGCTGCGCTGGTGCGCGTCAACAGCGGCGACCTCTTCCGCGAACCTGCCTTACTAGTCGGCTGAGGGCCGCGCTCGTCCCATGAACTATATCGAGCTCATCAATCAGTTCTGGCAATGCGACATCGAGCATTCCTTCAACGGCAGCGAAACGAGACTGTACTTCTATCTGCTGCACACGTGCAATTCGCTCCGTTGGAAGAATCCTTTTACGCATTCCGATGCCCATCTGGCCGCCGTGTCGGGGATGAGCGTCAATACGCTGAAGAGTGCTCGCAACCGGCTCAAGCAAGCCGGCCTCATTGAGTTCACGTCGGGCAGCCAGGGTCGGGGGCAGAGTCACAAAGCCAGTTACAAACTGTCAATTTTTGACACTTTTCCCGACACTTTATCGGCGAACTCACTGACAGTTTTCCCGCGAACTTCTGACAGCATCTATAAACATAAACTAAACGAAGAAGAAAAAGCGGCTAGCGCCGATGCACCTTCTTCCGATTTAGAAGCTGGTTCGGTAGCCGAGCCAAAGCCGGACTCTCCGGCTTTGCCCGCCGCCAAGCCCACTCGCAGCCCCAAAAAGCCCAAGGCCAGCGCCGACGAGGTAGCTGCCTTGCCCTTGCCCCACCCCGGCGCCGAGTTCGCCCAGCTGTGGGCTGACTTCCGGGCCATGCCCAAGCAAGTCAAAAAGCCCCTGACCTCGCTGCGCCGCCTGCTGGCCACGCTGGGCAAGTACGCCGAAGGCTATGCCTGCCTCATGCTCGAAAAGGCCATTGAGGGCAACTGGTCGGGCGTGGAGTTTGACGGCACGGCCGAGGCCTACGCCAAGTGGCAGGCCGAGCAGGCCCGCCGGCCCAGCCGCCCACCGGCCCCGCCCGATACCAGTCCCGCCCTCAACCACGATTTCCTGGCCGAGCAGCAAGCCCGTGAGCAGGAAGAACTCGACCGCCAAAACGCCGACTGGCAGGCCCGCCATAGCGTGGCCGCCTAATTCCCACCGTTTTTCCCTCTTCACCATGTTTTTTGAGTACGACCCCACCACCGCGCTGGAGGGCCGCGAGCGCCTCACTGAACGCGCCCAGGCCTTGCGCCAAGCCCTGCTACCGCTGCGTGCCTACACCCAGCACCGTGCCGCCAAGCTCGATATTACCTCCCGCTACGCCCAGGATATCTTCCAGCACATCCGTGAGTTAGAAAACGCTTTTCAGGCCATCATTGACTACGACCAAGCCGTAGAGGAACTAGTCGCCCTTCACTTGCCCCGTCAGAAACAGGCTGAAGCCCAAGAGCTAAAAGCTGAGCGCGAAGATGACCCCGTGTACCGCTTGGGCTACGTGCGGGGCTACCGCCGGGGCATTACTGTGAGCCAGGAGGCCCACGAGCGGGTGCTGAGCCTCTACGCCCAATACGCCATTCTGGTATCCCCTCCCAGCTACGTGCCCTCGCCACTGGTCACCCGCGTGCGGGGCCTGCTTGCCTCACTCGGTCAGCGCGACCAGTCTCCTCTTTCGCCCACTCACCAGCAAGCCGCGTGATGGGCCTATTCGATGACTTCGCCGGCCCCGCGCTGGCTAAAGGCCCCGCGGCCGATACTACCCGCCCCGACCCGGCCGCCGCCCTGCGCCCGCTCAACGACGACACGTGGGGGCGCATGGAGCGCGACTACTACCGGGGCCGAGTGAAGGGAGAAACCACGCACATCAGCGAGCTTGACGAGCACTTCAAGTGGATGCCGGGCTATTGCAACGTCTGGACGGGCTGGCCCGGTGACGGGAAAACGGAATGGATTTACCAGCTCCTGTTGCTTCGTGCCGTGTTCAAGCGTAAGAAGTCGGCCATCTTCTCGCCCGAGAATATGCCCGAGGAGCAGATTTACGACCAGCTCATTCACGCCCTGACTGGCCAGAACCCTGACCGCAGTTGGCAGAACTGTCTCTCGATGGAGCGCTACAAGCTGGCCAAGGAATTCATCCGTGAGCACTTCTTCGTGGTGTACCCCAGCAAGGGCATGGGTCGCACCCCGCAGCACCTGCTAAGCTACTTCGAGGCGGCCATCTCCAAGTACGGCGTTACGCACTGCCTGCTCGACCCCTGGAACAAAGTAGACCACGCGGCCATGAACGCGCTGGGCGGCTACGAGCCCTACCTCACCAACGTGCTGGGCCAACTCACCGACTGGACTGTAGACACCAAGCAGAGCCTCATCATCACGGCCCACCCCAAGCGGCTCGACGGCCTGAAATACGGCCAGGCCCGCCCTATCCCCGATGGCACTAGCATCTCGGGCGGGCAGACCTGGGAAAACATGGCCCACGTCATCGGCACGGTGTACCGCGCCTTCAAGCACCTGGGCAAGAAGGACCCACTCTTCAAGGAGGTAACCATCTACCTGCATAAAGTCAAGAGTCACAAATTAGTTGGCTTTCCCGGTAGCATCGGCGCAGGTAGTGAGCGCGATAATATCAGCCTGACCTACGACTTGCAGCAGGCCCGCTACTTGGTCAATGGTATGAGTCCGCTGGATTGCCGCGCTGCCGAAGCTTTCTACCTACCTGCCGCCGAACTCAACGCTCATCACGCCGTGCCAGCTGTCACCCGCTCGCCACTACCGGCCTCCGACGACTTCCCTGCTGACGACCTCGACAACTGGCACCCCCACGGCAAACCCATTACGCTCCCCACCCCATGAGCTACAAGAAGCAGTACCCCGCCCTCAAACCGGCCCGCCGCCACATGATAGCCCTGCTGCGCCGCACGCCCGGCCGCCGCGCCCGCTGGTACCACCAAGCCCAGCGCCGCCGCCCCTGGCTGCTGCGCCCACTCACTACCGGCGAGCAAAACCTGCTTCGCTACAAAGGGCTGGCCCACGAATTGGCCCGCCTGCTGGAGCCTTTCCGGCGCACCCGTCCCAAAGGGCACCGCCAGCTACAGGAGTTGCTCCAAGACACGGATACCCGCTTGGTGGTCGTGGCCCAGGTACAGGAGGTGCAAGCCTGCCTCGACCGAATAGCTCCTGAATACCGTCGCCACGGCCAGCAGCTTGACCGCTGGCGCGAGCAGTGGCCCCGCCTGACCGCGCCAGCCCAGCAGCGGCTACGCGAAGAAGAGAAAGCTATCTGCCTCAGCTACTACCACGACGGGGTACACCTGCTGGTGAAAGAGGCGACAACCGATGTCGAGTTCATCAAACGCCTATGTCCCGAAGCCTTTGAGCCAGTACCTGAGCCGTGGGTGGATACTGCCACTGCCAAGCCGGGCCCAACGCCTTACTCCACCTGAAGCTGCGCACCGCCTCACGAGTCGATGCCAACGAGCCCGCATTATTGTCGCTTTGTGAATACGAGCGTCGTGGGCCCCGAGCCAGCCGCGCTATAGTTGGAAGAATAGGTAGTAGTAAGTGTATAGCCTTGCTGAGCTAGCTCTACAAGCAGAAGTCGTGTGTATTCCGCCTGACCGCTAATGAAATAACTATCCCCTTTCTCTTTCAGCTGCTTTAGGGTGAACTCCCGATGCTCTGGCTTGCTACTAGGCCGAGCTATATCAAATTGCAGATACCCACCAGACTCACTCACCTTAACAACAACGATGTCAGCGGCGCCCGTCTGCGCCATCACCGGCTGAGAAGCCAATGCCACCAGGCACGCCCCCAAGAATAAGAGTTTTTTCATGGACACGAAACTACTGCTGCGCACCGCCTCACGAGTCGATGCCAACCAATCCGCATGCTGCCTCGCCTAGGCTCTACTTAGAGATGAGAATGCCAACAACCAGCCCGACGACCGCGCCGACCAACAGGCCGGCAAGGCCAAAGATGAAACTAACCGCATAACCGCCGATAGCCAGGCCCACGACGCCGAGCACAACGCTTAGCAGACAGGCGCCGCCCACCATACACATAAAGATGCTGAAGAGCTTCATGGCTACGAATATACCTGACCACTCCACTCACCCCCAGCCCGCACCGCCCCACCGCGATGCGGGCTACGGCGTGGTCGAGCCCACCGATGGCCGGGGCCTGCGCTTCGTGGCCTGGGCCGCCTCGCCCGCCTGCGTGAAGGAGCTCTGCGCCGTGGCCCGCAAGCACGGCCACCAGCCCCACGGCACCAACCACTTCCTCACCGAGTCTAAACCCCAGTAGCCCCACCTGCCTTCTGCCATGCAACCCACCAATCGCTTTCAGCCCCGCACCGCTTACCACCCCGCGCCCACTTTCGCGCAGCCCCAGGTCAGTAGTCGGGAATGGCCTACCCTCACGCTTTACCGCGACGGGCTGGCTAACCTGAATGGCCTAGCCACCGAGCTGCTTCGCCAAGCCGACTCGGTGGCCCTGGTAGCGCCGCCAGCCACCAAGGCCGGGCGGTTGGCAAAGGCTTGGCAGTTGCACGCAGGTGGGCCGCTGGCCCTCATCCCGCACGGCAGCCGGGTCAGCACCCGCTTTCGTGCCCTAACGGCCGCCACAGCGCTATTCGCAAGCTTACCGCTGGAAATCAAGGCCCTTAGCTACGTGCTGACTCCTGAACCCGGCCACGTTGACCGGTGGCGGCTGCTGCCAGTCTAGTCTGTGCAACAATGCCCACGCCCAGATAAGGTAGCCGCCTAGGGCAAGGCGGAACTTTGAAGCATGGCCCGCCCGACTGACTACACCCCCGAAATCGCTAAGCGCATCTGCCAGGAATTGGCCGAGGGACGCTCGCTGGTAAGCATCTGCCGGGACGAGGATATGCCGGCTAGGTCCACGGTCTACGAGTGGTTGGACGCAGGCACGGACGGGTTTCCGGACAGATACGCCCGCGCACGCACGAGGCAAGCGGATGCGATGGCTGACGACATCCTGGACATCGCTGACGAAACCAGTTTCGATACGGTAGACGGCAAACACGGCCCGATGCCAAACGGCGAATGGATTATGCGCAGCAAAGTCCGCATCGATGCCCGCAAGTGGCTCATGGCCAAGCTGGCTCCTAAGAAGTACGGCGATTCCAAGCAGGTCGATGTAACCAGCAAGGGCGAGCGCATCACAGGCTTTCGCATCACCGACGTAACGGACGATGATAGCGACGCTTAAGACCTTTGCCAAGCAACGCAAGGCCTTGCGCCTGCTACGTGACCAACAGACCAACGAGGTCATGTATGGCGGCGGTGCGCGCGGGGGCAAAAGCTGGATTGGCAATGCCTGGATACTGATGGCGGCTATCAGCATGCCGGGCTCGGCGTAGCTGGTGGCACGGGAGGAGCTAACGAAGCTGCGTGACACGACGCTGCTGACTTATCACAAGGTGGCCAACGCACTTGGTGCCAAGGGAGAGTACACCTTCAACGCAACCAGCCTCACCGCTAGCTTCCACAATGGCTCCGTCGTTTTCTTTCGGGAAATCAAGTGGGTGCCCTCCGACCCTGAGTTTGACCGGCTGGGCTCCTACGACCTCACCGGGGCGTTCATTGATGAGGCCCAGCAGATACATCCCAAGGCAATCAGCGTACTGCGGGGCCGCTTCTCGCTGCTCACTGGTGAGCTAGGCGATGATGGGCAACCCCTATGGCGCACGGTGCCCAAGATGCTCTTCACCTGCAACCCGAGCAAGAACTGGATTTACACTGACTTCTACAAGCCGAATGTTGAGGGGAGACTGGAGCCGCATAAGGCTTTTGTAGTGTCGCTGGCCACTGATAACCCCTTCGTCAGCGAAGACTACCTGACCAACCTGCGCCGCTCCGATGCCGTGACCGTGGCTCGGTTGCTCGACGGAAACTTTGAGTACGACGACGACCCCACGGTATTGGTGAGCTACGACGCTATCAGTCAGTTGCTGCTTAATGACCAAGTGGCCGCGGGCCGCAACTGCCTCACGGTAGACGTGGCGCGCTTTGGTAGCGATACCACCATCATGTACCGCTGGCAGGGCTTTCGGGTAGTCGGCCGCACCGTGCTCAAGAACTACGCTGTGCCCGAGGTGGCAGCTGAGGTCAAGCGCCATCAGCGAGAGCACCGCATCCTACCCTCCCACACAGTTATCGACGATGACGGGGTAGGCGGCGGCGTAGTGGACCTAATTCCCGGCTGCGTGCCCTTCGTGGCCAATAGCGTGCCCCTTGCTGACCCCGCCGCTGCGAAGGTGCGAAATCCCAAAACCGGCAAGTTGGAGCCGCCCAAAGAGAACTACGATAACCTAAAGAGTCAGTGCGCTTTCCGCATGGCGGGCCGCATGGTGCGCGGTGAGGTATTCGTGTATCCCGAGGCGGTTGGCGTCGACTGGGACCGTATTGCAGAAGAGTTAGCGCAGTGGAAGCGGCTCAAGCCCGACAGCGATGGGAAGCTGCGCCTAGTGCCCAAAGTCACAATGAAGGCTGCATTGGGCCGCTCGCCTGATGATGGCGACAACTTCATCATGCGCGAGATGCTCGAATTAGCTGCGCCCAACTACAAGCGCCGCAGCGCTAAAGCCCAATTACTCTAAATGTCCACCACCCTCACCCTTCACCCCACCGCCCGAGTGCTCACCGTGCCCACCAGCTGGGCCGATGTGAGCCTGGCGCAGTTCGTGGCCCTACACGCTCCCGAAGCCGATGACGAGCGCCGCCCCGCTGAACTGCTGCTGAGCCTCGAAGCCGGTGGCCTCGACCAGTTGGCGGCCGATGACGTGCAGTACCTGAGCAACCTGCTGGCCTTCGCCAGTGATGCCAGCGACATGGAAGCGCTGCTGCCTACCCCGGGCCTGCCCGATGTGGGCAGCCTGCCCTGGGGCTGCCTGGTGCTCTGCCAGCAGCAGTTTGAGGCCAACGCCGAGCGGCCCGCCCTAGCCAGCCTGCCCTACGTGCTGGCGCTCTACCGCTGTCAGCTGCGCTACGGCAACACTGACCGGCTCGACCAGGTGCTGGCGGCGGTGCTGGCCGCCCCCGTCACGGAGGTATACGCCGATGGTGCTTTTTTCTTGGCAGCTGCTCGCAGGTCGCGGAGCGGCACGCCCCCGACGAAAGCGACCACTCAGAGCCCGACGACGACGAGCTTGAAGCCGGTAGCGAGGAGTTGGCGACGCGCTTTGGGGCTGCGCTGGCCCTGGACGCGCTGGCGGGCGGCGATGTGACCAAGTACCCCACCGTGCTGGCCACTGATGCCGACACGGCGCTGCTGAAACTCAAGCTGCTCAATGCGCAGGCAGCTTACCAGCGGCGGTATCAAAAAATAATTCACGCTAAGAAGGATTGACCTATGACCTACGCCGCCCTAGTCGCCGCCCTCGAAGCCCTAGCCCTGCAAGCCGGCGCCAAGTCCTTTTGGGCGGGTGCCAAAAGCGCCAACGGCATCAACTACAACGAGCCCTTCCCCTGGTGCGAGTTCTTCAACACGCAGCCGAGCCAGTTGCTGCCCGGCGTAGTGCGCTACAGCATCGGCATGGGCTTCTACGGCAAGGATGAGCACGAAAACGCCAACTACGTGGCCAACCCCGGCGCCAGCTCCAGTCCCGACAACACGGTGCAAATCCAGTCCGACATGGACGAGCTGACGCAGCGCTTTGAGCTGCTGCTGCAAGAGGCTGAGGGCTTCGAGCTTTCGGGCGGCCCGATGGCGCGCACGCCCACCATCCGCAACGGCACCAAGATTGGCACCGGCCTTTTTATTGATTTCACCCTCGACGTAGCGCGCCTATGCTAGCCTCCGCCTCTTTGGCCTTCCGGCAAACTGGCCCCGAGCTACTGGCGGCCGCCGTGCAGGCGCTGCGCACTTACCCGCAGCAGCCCAGCGGCCGGCCCGCCTACGCCACGGGCCGCACGGCCAGCCAGCTCAGCTTCGCGGCCGGCGATGACTTTCTCGAACTGCTCGGCCCCGCGCACGCCCAAACGCTCATCACCGGCCGCGGCCCGACCGGTGCCGGTGCCAGCCCCGGCGAGCCCCGCCTGTACGAGGCGCTGGCGCAGTGGGCAGAGGCCAAGGGCCTGGCGCTGCGCCCTGGCCAGACCTACCAGGAGGTCGGCCGCGCCCTGGCCCGCCGGATTCACGCCCGCGGCACGGCCCTATTTCGCAGCGGTCAGGCCAGCGGCATTTTTCAATCTGTGCTCACCCAGCAGTTTCTCGACCTGCTCAAGGCCCGCATTGCCGCCGGCGAGATGGTGGCCATCACATCGGCGCTGCGCGGCGCCATTCAAGGCAAGTAAGCTATGACCCCTCCCGGCAGCGGTACCCCGCCCAAGTTCTTCGACCTCGCCCAGACCTGCACCGCGCAAGGCGGGCAACTGGCGTTCACCGTCAATAAGTCTATCAGCGCCAGCACGCTCGATGTGCAACTGCTCGACCAAGCCACGCAGATACCCGTGTGGCAGAGTGGCTTCGGCGGCAGCACCAACGCGCAGCCATTCACCATTTCGGCGCTGGCCGATGGCATGTACCAGCTGGTGGCCGACAACGGCGAGGCGTCCACCTCCATTGAGGATATCTACGTGAGCTGCGGCGTGGTGCCCGGTGGCCTCATGCTAGCCGTCAGCAAAACCGACGAAACCGCCGTGGGCGCCAACGATGGCACCATCACGCTCACGCCCACCGGCGGCACCGACCCGCTGACGGTGGAAGTGGTGGGCCTGCTATTGAGCCGTACCACTACGGGCGGCACGGCTGAGTTGTTTACGGCCATCCCGCCGGGCACCTACCCGGTACAGGTCAGCGACAGCGGCACGCCGCAGATGCAGGCCAGTGGCAGCGTTACGGTGCTGCCCTTCGTGCCCGTGGTGACTGGCTGCCAGGATGAGTACGCCGACAACTACGACCCCGCCGCCACTACCGGCGGCTACGCCAGCTGCACCTACACGCCCCGCTGGCGCTCGGCCTGGCAGCCAGTGGCCGTGCGGGTGGCGGCCGTGGCTGGGCAGGCTGATGCCTTTATCGCGGCCGAACTGCGCATCGGCTTTCGGGCTGGCCACCCGCTGGCCGCTGGCCGGCCGCTGGGCGCGCCGCTGGAGCTACGGGCCACCGTGGGGCCGGATGGGTACGCCACCTTCGTGCTGGGGCCGTATTTGCGGCCGGCGCTGGGCGCAGCCGATGGAGTTGGTGGCTACCGCTACGACCTCAACAGCCTCACCGCCTACGATGCCGACCTCTACGTCGGGTACGAGCTACGGCGCGCGGGCACGGATGAGTTGCTCGAGCACGGCTACGCGCTCAACAGCGCCGTGCCGGATGCGCAGCTGGCTACCGCCCCTTACTCCCCGCTAACGCCGTTTCCTTTGCCCTTGCCAGCGTGGCCGGGGTACGACGATTATCGAATCGGCTATTTCTACCCTCTTTCCGGGGCGGGGTACGGCACCCTGGTAGCTGACCCGGTTACGACTACGTTCGATGTGCAGTACCTACCCTGCCCGTCCAACCCACTGCCCGTGGCCTGGCTGGCCCCCGGCGGTGGCTACGGCTTCTGGGTGTTTCAGGGCCGGCCGCAGCTCGGCGACAGCGTGAGCGAAGGGCAGGCCTTCCGCGAGGCCAGCAGTGGCCAGCAGCGCTACAGCGACCCCGGCGACGCTTACCAGACCTTCAAGGCCAGCTCGGGCGTGTTTAAGGGAGATGGCCTGCTGGCGGGCCTGCGCACGCTTTGGCGCTCGCCCCAGGCCTGGGCGCAGTTGGAGCCCGGCGGCGAGTGGCTGCCTATCGTGATACCGCGCGGCGACCGGGACGTGGCGCGGGTGGGCATTCGGCGGCAGGAGTTGGTACTCAATTTTTCACTAGCAGCGCCCGAGTGGGCACAGGGGCAGTAATGAGCACCACCGCCAACGCCATCTACCTGCGCCACAGCGGCCACCTGGTAGCGCTCGACCTCGACGGCGACACGCAACTGCTACCCAGCTTTCAGGCCAACGACCGCACCAAGCCGGACTCGATACAGAGTGACTACAGCCCCGAGTTTTCGGTGCCTGGCACAGCCAAGAATCACCGACTGCTCGACCACGCTGCCGCCAGTCAGCCCGCGCAAGGCAGCGCTTATAAGCGCGTACCGGCCGTGCTCACCTCGGGCGGCGTCGAGACGCTGCCGCTGGCGTTACTGCTCATCAAGGGCTACAGCGAAGGCCGCTACAACCTGCAACTAGTCGGTGGCAACCGGCGGCTGGTGGAAGCGCTAGGCGATAAGAAGCTCAGCGACCTCGACCTGAGCCGCTTCGACCATTATTGGACACCCGCCACTATCGCTGTTACCATCGACTACCCACACTGGCGCGATTTCGGTTGGGGCTACGAGGTCTATGAGCGGGGCAAGCCCGTCGACCTGCAAAACCTTGACCCCTACACACTCTACCCGTCCTGCTCGGCTGACCTCGTGCTGCGCCAGATTGTGGCCGATGCCGGCTTCACAGCCGATAGCCTGCTGACTGAACCGCTGTTCGCCCAGCTCAACGTACCCAGCGCCAACCCGTTCACGTTCGATTCGGATTTTATTAAAGACAGGTCGCTAAAAGCAGGTTTTGAGCACACGGGGCACTGGTATCGGGATGATGAATTTCAGGAAGTAGCCCCCTTCAATTTTACGGCCCGTAAGCCGTTTAGCTTGGGGGCCGCTGCTGGCGCAGCAGGCTCCACAGCCAACCGCTTTGTAGTGCCTACGCTGGGGTATTACGACTTGGATGTTTCTATAGCAACCTACTTTGGGTGTAACAAAAGACTATTTGGCGAGGTCAGCATGAAGGTGCTGCTGCGCAAAAACGGCGCGCCGTTGCTCAACGATGACGGCAGCGAGGTAAAGGCCGAAGACCGGTTCAAGGGCTACAAAAACATTACCCTGGCCGTAAATAAGAAGGGCGTGTTGCTGCAACCTGGCGACGTAATTGACGTGCGGGTGCAGGGCGATAAGTGGCCGGATGGGCAGTTTGACCCCGACCAGCCACAGTGGTATATTGGTACCCGCGTAGTGAGCTTTGGCGGCATCCCCGTGCCGCCGTTTTCGGGCGTAGAACCGGCTGTGAGTTGGAGCGTGAATTTACAGCCCACTTTCCCGCCCGGTGGGCTGGTGCGCTTGGCGGAATGGCTACCCGCAGGGATGAAGCAATTAGATTTTTTGAAATCTATGATGCTTTTGCTGGGCTTAACCATCACGGTGGATGCTTACACCCCACACATTCATTTTAGCCCCGGCAACCGGCCGCTAAGCCGCGTGTATGAGGCGTTGAACTGGACTGCTAAGCGAGACGCTGCGACCGTACCAGGGCGCACGCCTGAGCGAAATTTAGCCTACCGGCTAGGCGACTACGGCCAAAGCTCAGTACTCAAATGGAAAGAAGATGAGAACGTGACGAAGGGCTACGGCGACGGTGAGATAAAAATCCTTGATGAGGTACTGCCGACTGATTACGAAATAGCCACGCTACCCTTCGCCGCTACCGAAGCCAGCCCCGCCACGCCTAGCCTGCTCAGAATATTGAATTTTGAGGCCCAGGACGTGAGCGCCAAGCCCATCGTTTACTCAGATGTCAACGTGCAGCCCCGCCTCACCTTGCGCCCACCGGGGCCGGACATTGCCGGGCAGCTTGTTATGGTGCCCGGCACCGATACAACCCCCGCCGTACTGGTTGGTTTTTCTAGCACTGCCAGCTACTTTGACAGTTCCGTGCTCAGCTTAGAATTGAACAAAACGGTTTTGCAAACCTATTGGGCAGATATGCGCAGCCTATTAGACGAGACGCGAGTATTGACTGAACGATTTAGAATAACTGCGCAGGATATTGCAGAATTAGATTATTCGCGGCCTATATGGCTAGAAGATTTTGGCGATTATTTTTTGTTGAGCAAGGTGTCAGAATTTGACGCAAGGCGCCCCACAGAGGTAGTACTAATTCGCATCAATAACAAGCACCTGCCACCGCCCACAGTCCCACCAGCCGGGCAAAAAGAATGGCACGCGCTGGAATGGTATCGGGGCGAGTGGTGGTAGTGGCAGGCGTTCGCTATCGCCTGCCTAGCCGGCAATCCTGACGCGAGCCCCGTTCGCTTACGCAAGGGATTTTAGGGGCTGAATATCAAAGGCTGGGCCACAAAAAACCCTCAACCAATGCTGGTTGAGGGTTTTTTATTAGTGAAATTTTGTTTGTATTGGCAGCACTCGCATAATAGGCTCGCATTGTGAAAAGCATTCTACCCAGCCCTCAAAAAGATTAGCGGGCTTGTAGCGAAGATGCTTAAAGGTTTGGAGTATAGATTGCTCCCATTCAAAAACTAAATCAGCATCACTGGAAAAGAATGAGGCTAATATTTCGTAATTGTACCCGCCTAATCGGCTTTTTTTAAATCTTTCCTGAATAGTTCGGCAAGTAATGCCAACCTTATAGAATTGCTCTAATTCATTATACAGCTTAATCAAATATAAAGTCCCGCCTTGCCCCTTCTTTAAACCGGGCCAATGTGGGCAGCTACCTGCTGCCTCTTTTCGGCATTTTCTGCAAGTTATATTGCCCTGTAATATGTTATGAAAGTTCGCCACTTCGTATGCGCCATGCGCTAAGCAAATAACAACTACTGGCTTTCTATCGCCAGTATATTCAAGCAATGAAAAATCTAGTTCGGGGTGCATTTCCTTGCAGCGACTTCGCAGGCTTTCTGTGCTCCATCGGGTTGAAATGCGTCTATTCTTGCGAGAAACGGATATTTTAGCACAGGCTGGGCAACCCTGTCCGCGAAGATGCATATTAGGCGTTTGCTTAAAAAGCCCGTGCTGTTTACATCTTATAAAAATAGCGTCGCGCACTCGCCTATATTCCACAAGGGAGTAATCATATCTTTTGCCGTGAGCCGCAGCCGCTTTACTTAAGAACTCGTCAGTATTTGATAGACGACTTCTTTTAGATATATCTTGTCCGCACAGTAGGCAGCCATTCCCAGCTAGGTGAGCATAGGCTTTAATTGAGAACTCCCCATGCTTGGCGCAAGTAATTTTAACCTTATCGTGCGCCCGTACATACACTGTCTGCGAATAGTCGTAGCGGCTCCCGTGAGCCGCTACGGCCTTCGCCAAAAACTCTGCGCGTGTCAGCCTCTTTGACATGACTACTAAATTAAGGTTTCTGTATTTTTTAAAAAGAACGTCCCAGCAGGCAGCGCCGCCAGCAAAGCATCTACCTCCGAGTAGCACTCTGTTTTGCCCGCGAAGTCGGCCGCAGGGCAGTAGGATAAATGCTGAAATTCCGCGTGTAGCCGCTGCTCCATGTCGAATACAAGCCCAGCATTCCAAGAACTAAACCGGGCCACCGTGCGCCACTTATAGCAGGTTTTGAGGCGGGAAAAGCGGGCCGATAGATTGAAGGTGATGCCGAGCTTATAGAAGGCTTCGCCCTCGCTATACACCCGAATCACATACAGCACGGCCTTGCGCCCCTTCTGCTGCGCCACCCAGCTTGCCCGCCCCACGCCAGCCCCACCGCCACGGGCGGGGCTGGCAAGTGCCCGATTACCCATCGGCCAATTGCTGGCGCAAGCCAGCGATTTCGGCCGTGAGCTGCTGCTGCACCACGCCCAGCAGCTCGGCCCCCACCGGCAAGGTGAGCCACAGCGGGCGCGAGCCGGTGGGCACCCCCACCCGCGCCGGGGCCGTGGGCTTGACCTTCTTCACCGCTTTCAGCCGCGCCTCAGCCTCGGCCAACTTGCGCCGCAGCCCCCGCACCTGCGCCGATTCCGGCCGGTGAGGGGAATCCAGCTTTTGCACCACGCACGGCCCCCAGCGCCGCGCCTGGGCGGGCAAGCGATTTAGCACCGGCCAGGGGTCGGCAAAGCACAGCGCCGCCCCCAGCGGCCGGGCCGGGGCGTAGGCGGGGGCCAGCGGTAATAGGGCGGTGATTAAGGCCGGTAGCTCAGCATCGCTCCCAGTGTAGTAGCGGGCCACCAGTCGCGTAGCGTAGCCCGTGTGGCGCTGGGCCGGTGGGCGGGCAAAGAAGTCGTTGGCCCAAAAGCCCAGCGCGTAGAATGTTTCTCTTTCGTCGGTGAAGCGAAACACGGCCAGCGTGCCGCGCCCGGCCTGCGCCAGCACCCGCCGCAGGTCGGCGTTGACGGGCTGCCCGTCGAGGCCGAGCAGGTTGTTGAGGTAGTGGGGCGCGGCGGCCAGCCCCACGCCACCCCCGCCAGCGGCGAGGGTGGGTTGGTTGCTTGCCTTGCTCATAGCTCGGTCAGCTCGTTTTCCAGCGCCGTGATGCGGGCGCTCAGCCACGCCTCGGCCGTGTTGGCGGCACACCTCAGCTTCTCGGCCTGCACGCCCTCAATCCGCACTGGGGCCGCGCCCGCCGCGTGCAGCGTCACGCCGCTGAGCAGGGGCCGGATGGCCCGTAGCTGGGCCAGCTCTTTGCGGGCAGCGATTAGCTGCCCGTAGACCGCCGTAGCGGCCTGTGCCTGCGCCTCCGTCATGCGTCCCGCTCCCGGCTAAAGTCCCGTAGTCCGCTGCCCCGCTCTTCGGCCCAGGCCAGCGCCCGGCGCAGGCAGCACGCTTCGCCCGGCAGCACATCGGGCGAAAGCAGCCACTCGCGCAGCACGTCGGCCACGTAGCCGTAATCGAAGAAATCCAGCGCCCGCCCATCATTGGCGGCCAGCAGTTGCCCCGGCAGGTCGGCCGTAAGGCGAAAAAGCTGGTTGTCGCACACCAGCAGGCGCAGGCCATCAGGAAAGTTGGCGTGCCAGAGCTGGCCGCGCCCGGCATAGACGAGGGCTTGCATCAGGGCGGCGGCGTCGCCAGTAGGTACTTCTTGCGCCGCGAGGCGGTCGGCGCGCCCGTGGGCGCTGTCGAGGCGGCGCAGTAGTTCGGCTTCGCTCAAGGCAAAGCAGGAGATAGCGGGCTGGCCATTGGCCAGCCGGGGATAAGTGCTCGTTTTCATCTGGCTACCCTCCCCGCTTAGTTGGCCCACACGCGCCGCACCAGCGGCCCGCCGTATAGGGTTTCGTAGCGCGGCAGCACCCGGCCGGTGCCGGTTTCGGCCACGTAGTCCACCTTCGCCGCATTGAAGTGGCGCTCGGCTACGGGCACCTGTACCAGTTGCTGACCCACCTGTACCGGCAGGCGCAGGCGCGAACCCTGGCGCAGGCGCAGGCCCGTAATGAAGGCTTGGGCTTCGTGCTCGGTGAGGCAGGGCAGGCGGCGCAGGGCGTCGCGCTGCTCGGCGCGGGGCAACGAGGCGGCAAGGCGATACACCTCGTCACACTGCGCCGGGGTGGCGGCCGGGGCCGTGGGGGCGGCAGCCCCGCTCCGGTTGTCGATGAGCGCTTGCAACTCAGCCAGCTTGGCCACCGCCTGCGCCTCATCGAGGCGCGGCAGCTTGAGCAGTACCTGCGTGCGCTCGCCGTTGGTCAGGGCCGGGTGCAGGGCGAGCTGGTGCAGCTTGCTTTTCTGCTTGGCCGTGGCGTAGCGCACGGGGGGCGTGGCTAGCTGCGCCTCAAAGCGCTCGATACCCTGGGTCATGTTGGCCAGGGCTTGCGCCTGGGCCAGCGCCTCGCGCTCCTGGGCTACGCGGCGCACGTTCTTGAGCCAGAGGGCGAGCTTTTGGCTGTCTTCGCACTGGTGTACCGAATCGTTGCAGCGCAACTGCTCGGCAGCGGTGAAGAGGTCATTACCTACGACTAGCCGCAGGATGGCACGGCGGTAGGTGCCGTGGTGGAGGATGGGGGCGGCCGTTAGAGCGGCAGCCTGCCCAGCAATTACATTCTTCATGTAATTTTGTGGTGGAGGGGGTTGTAAGAGGCCTCACCTAGTAGCGACTGTTAGAGCAGCCGTTGCGTGAAGGTCAGGTGTTAGAGCGCCTGGCCTTTTTGCGTTTCTAGTCGGTGAGAGTGTCGCGTTTCGACATGACAAATATACGCAATTTCCTAACGTTAGAAAACACTTGGTAAAAATATTTTTTTCAAGTGTAATAACAAGTGAGATTGTATATCTTTGCACCGCTATGGAAGATACAGTAAAAAGCGCCGCAGGCCGCCCCACCAAAGACCCTGAGCGCCTCAAGCGCTCGCGCACCCTCTCCTTCACCGATGCCGAGTATGCCAAGCTGGGCGAGTTAGCGAAAGCTGCTAAACTCGGCCGCTCGGAATACATCATCGACCGGCTAGGCTTAGACAAATAAGGCCACATCCTTTTACCCAGTAATCTTTTGGTCCGTGATGTTTTCACCTAATCAGAAAAATGCACTATATAAAGCAATGGAGCTGCAAAAAGCGAATGTCCGAAGCTTTCGTATAGTAACAGACGACGCAGAAATAAAAATCACTCATAAGCCAACAGGCTTTCACTTCCGTATTCGACCAACAGAGGGGAGAAGTGGGGGTGCTGGCCCTGTAATAACATTTTTATATACTTACTACACGCCATCACGGCAAGGAGCAATATTCAACGCTAAGAATGAGGTAGCGATAACTAATACGGATTCTTTTGAAAAAATTACAGCTCATTTCAGTAATTGGCTACTCCTACTCAAGCAGGAATTTGAGCAGCCTGACCTCTGGTCTGAAATGGAGCACGAGCCTTCTTTATTTGAGGATGCAGAAATTATTACCGAAGAACGATTTACAGATGCAGAGATAAAGCTCTTAGAGGCACGTGTACCTGAAATAGAGCAGCAAATCATTGACTTAGACCTGCCACCAGATGCACAGGCAGCTATCACGGCAATCATCCGCAAAGTACCTGCCAGGGCAATGCGATTCACTAAGAAGGAGTTATCAGACGCTTTAGTCGGCTCCTTTGTGAAAGCAGGTTTTAAATGGCAACTGACTACCGCCGATATAGGTGAGGTGTGGCTGGTTTCTCAACGTTTTTTCACTTTGGCTCTACCATAGGGCATACATCAGTATATGGAGACTCAAAAATTCACTGTTTTGGTTACTCTTGTAAGCTCTGTAGTGGTCGTGCTTATTTCTTCGGCAACAAACTTATGGTCTAAATGGATAGACACTAAACAGAAAAATCAAGACCGCGCACTTGAGTTCAGCAAAGTTTACGCGGTACGAAAAATTGACGCAGGAGAAGCAATAATCGGCCGCAATAATCTTCTCATCACTCAGATAAGAGTGCTTGAGCAAATATTAGGGGCTTATGTAAAAAATTACGGCTATTACCATATGCAGGGTGATACAAGAATTGACAATGAATTAGAAAAGGTAAATCAGCTACTGACAACCGATAAATCCAGCTATCGACTCTATTTTGATATTGATGACATTAACGAAAGCATTTCGATTGCAAATAAAAAATGTAATGACTTAATGAATGATATTCTGAACATACTGGAAGACATGAAAAAATTAGTTACCATTTCTGATGACAAGGAGAAGGTTTTTATCAAGAAAGAGCATCAAGAAGCGTTTGCCAAAAAACAGATTGAGTCAGAAAATATATTCAAGCAATATGAATTGAATGCCAGTAATCTCAAGTTGATGCTAGTTAACAACTGCAAATCCTTTAGAAATCAACTAAGTAAATATGATATGTCGTAACAATATTTATTTAGAGCTTATTTGCATAAGCTAGCTTACGCATAGTTCCACTACCAGCCCCGGCCCTCCCAAAGAGCCGGGGCTTTTTCATACCTTGGCTGTTCTTATTCCCAAGCCTCATGCCCCTCATCGAACTCTCTACTGCGCTGGTAGCTGCCGGCAGCAGCGTAGTCGTGCCCTTTGTTAATAAGATGCTGGAGAAAACAGCAAGTAGCATGGGCGACAACGTACACGACGGGTTGGTTAAGTTTTTCATTAAGACACACGATAACGTGGCTGTTACTGGTCGAGCGCCCCAAGCTGTCGAGCCTAAAATTATTGTCCCGATAATGCAGGCCGTCAGCTTGGAAACGGACGGAACGCTAATCGACCATTGGGCGGCTCTACTGGCTAATGCTGCTGACCCAGCCCAGCGCGTGACCGTTCAGCCTGGCTTTGTTGAGGTGCTGCGCCAACTCACGCCGACAGATGCGCGAGTGCTGACCCATGTATATCAGCAAGTGCCAACAGATTTTGGAATAACCAACTACAGCATAAGGCAAATACAAACCGCTGGCTTCATAGATGCGCTTGAGCTAACACAGAGAGCATTCGCTATCAGCATTGAAAACCTCTTGCGCTTGCGCCTGTGTGACACTGCCCTGAGCAGTAAAATCCTACCAGCAAATTCAGAATTGCCGCCACCTGTTGCCGCGTCTGTTTACCCAACTGTTTTCGGTGCCGAGTTCCTCGCCGCCGTGACCCCGCCCACCCCATGAGCGAGCTACTGCCCCTGCCTGGTCGGCCCGTGGGCTGGCCCGCTTCGGCCTAGCTGGGCGTGGGCGGGGGCCGATACGCGCACTACTTACCTGCCAGCCACCGCACCAGCGCCTGCGGGCGCACCGTGGCGGCGCGGGCGCTACGGCTGGCCTGGCTGGCGTGGGCCGCGCCCAGCCGCCCGCGCTGCTGTACCTGCGCCCGCCGCCTAGGCGAGTAGATTTAGATAGCGCCCCGGCTGAATAGTCGGGGCTTTTTTGTAGCTTGGTGACCAAATCTGACAACGAAGCTATGCTTGAATCTGAACTACTTAAAGCTATTGCAATTGTAAGCACAGCCGTTGTTACATCTGTTTTGTCCTACCTACTAAAGGTTTTTGTTGATACAAAGGCTGCTAAAGCAGATAGTAAGGAGATAGATAACGAGGTAAATAAAATAACAAGAATAATAGAAGAAGGTGACAAGGATGTTTTAACCTTAATGATTAAGAACGTTGCAGAATTGCGTGAATACTATGTAATAAATAAGCAGCAAGCCCGAAATGCATTTTCAGCAGCCCTTATTATCAGTATCTTAGGCTTCTTTATTTTCTCTGCTGGCTTAGCATTGGTTTACGCTAGGCCAGAAAAGGCTAGCACAATTCCGTATTCAACTATTGGTGGCGCAATAGTTGAAATCATAGCGGGCTTATTCTTTTGGCTTTACAGCAGAGCAATAAAGCAAATAAATATATTTCATGCCAGCTTACAGAGCACTGAAAAATTCTTGACTGCCATTCAGCTAGTTGATAAATTATCTATCGAAAAAAAAGATGATGCATACAAAGTAATTATAGAAAAGATTATTAGCTATAATTTTCATACTACGAACGACGAAAGCAATGAGTAAACTAATTCAAGTCATATTGCCGTATACTCATGGATACTAATTATATAGCTGCGTTAGATGAAAGAGCAAAGTATTTTCAGGACATGTATAAGTCCGCAACAGATGAATTTGATAAACAAGTAGTATATCTATCGGGTGGTGGTTTGGCGCTTACGATTGGCTTCGTAAAAGATATAGTGAAGCTATCAGCTACAGCCTTTCTACCATTTCTGCTGTTAAGCTGGCTTCTATTCGCCGCTACGCTGCTGCTCAACCTTTGGTCACACAAAGCCTCATCGGCTTCAACTGATTTATTTCTTAGTCAGGTCAGCTATCTGAAAGAACGTCACCTGAACAACTTAGCCCCTGAGCCGAAGCGACTTGCCAAACTAGAGAAGGCGGCGATAGCTAAACGGGCTTTGGTAGTAAAGCTCAATAACTGGTGTATTTGGTGCTCTGTAGCTGGTGTGCTATCTTTCATCTTCTTCACCGCTATCAACATCATTTTCCATGCCCACGCAGCCCTCGTATAACACCAAGATTGTCAACCCACCTTCTGAGATTCGTGGGCTGGTAGTGCCAACTGCAATGGTTGCAATGCCTCAGCCTGTGCCTGCACAGCCTGCCCCGGTATCGCAACCAGGTTCCATGCTCCAAACTCCCAAATCCAATGGCTGAAAAACCAATTACGACAGGCCCGGTAAAAATGCCGGTGAAAAATGGTGCTGTGGCACCCTCTGCCATGATTACAATGCCCAAGGCACCTGCCCCTTCTACACCTGCGGCCCAAACTAGCCAAGGCCCACAAGCTGCAAAGTAGCTTTTCGTGTAGCATAAATTATAAGCCCCGCGCCCCCAAGCTCGGGGCTTTTTCACGCCCCCACTTGCCAATTAAATTAGTCCCACTTAAATTAGCAGTACTAACCTAAACCCGTACTGCCCCATGCCCCTACACCCCCTCCGCACTGCCCCCGACGCGCCCGACTTCGACCAAGCCGCCGACCTCACCTACGACCAAGCACCCGACTACGACGAGGCCACCATTGACCCCGACTATGAGCAAGGCCCTGACCCCGACTATGACGAGGGCAGCCAGGACAGGTTTGCCGACCCCAACCAGGAGGAAAGCAGCCAGGAGTACCGGCCCCGCAAGCAGAAATAAAAAAGCCCCCGGCCGGTCAGGCGCGGGGCTTTTTTATGAGAGTTAAGTTATATCATAATGTCACAAAAAACTCACAATATGCACGGTCAATACAGTCAATTATTTAGATTATTTAGAGAATGGGCACACCTGGTAGGCAGACCAAGTATCTTGAATTGCACTGGCTATACCCACAGGAGTGCCACCTCGCAAAATAAACAGCTGAATACATGTCTTAAAACACTCCACTTCGTCCTTTTTTTTCTGCTTCGCGCTCCCGTCATTTGGCATGGTAGCCGGTGATACGGCCGCTCATGCCTAACTCTTTTCCAAGCACCCTTTATGAATAAGATTACCCTCACCAGCCTACTATTCATAAGTAGTGCTACATTGGCTTCAGCACAGGCCACCAATAGTTGTAACTTAATACCTAACCCCTCTTTTGAACAGCAAAACGTTACCCAACCCTCTGGCAACCCGAATAATATTGCTGACGCTAATGCTGGCTACGGTTCTGATTACAACGAAGTAACTAGCTGGCAATCCATTGGCAGCTTTCGTGCCCCTTCTAGTATCATAGGAAAACCGACGTACTACGCGACCAATGCGCCGGTTGGCAGTGCTACGAACCCATTCACTAATCCAGCGACAAATGTTGCCGGCTCAGCTTTTCAGCCCTACAACTATAATCCGTCCTTAAATAACGGTGCGCTCAGCTTTGTAGCCTCTTCAAATCCCACCACTAGCCCCATCGTTCTTCCGCAGTACGTTACAGCAGTCCTTCCTCAAGCGCCAACCCAAGGCAAATATTACGCAAGCTTTCAGGCATATCGCTCTGCTGCTGCTAATCCCGCATCTAATATATATCTGGGTATGAATCTCAATGAAGGTGGGCCTCAAACGAGCGCTACAGCAAGTAGTATAGAGAGCCCTACTCCTTTAACAAATTCTGCTTGGACTCGAGTATCTGGTATACTTACTATCCCAAGTTCAACTAACAACAGGCAATGGTCTGTAACGATTGGAAATTTAAGACCCAACGTCCCTATTAATGCATCGGCCCGCTACTACATCGACGAAGTAGAGTTGTATAAGATTCCTACCGCCGGTGCTGCCCCTGCACCAATTTGCTCCAATTCTAATACAAGCGTTACGCTAGGAGAAGGGTGCCATATTCCTAATGCTACTTACACTTGGTCAGCGTCTGGAGTCTCAGGTTTACCGGCAGGCAGTAGCAATATTCAAATCACTGTCTCACCCACTACCACTACTGTTTATACGTTGAAAGTAAATCTGCCCGATGGGGTCAATATTTACGAATCGCAGGTTACAGTTACGGTTGATTCAGCAACTAGCCCCTACTTAGAGCTTGTTGACCAAGATGATTGCTACAAAGTACAAGAATATCACATTGCCAACTTCAATAGCAATTACACTTATACCCTCATAAGTAATACGCCTTCTTCACTACAGGCGATAGGTAACCCGAACTATGGAGTGTTCAGAATGAAGGGCAAAGGAGGCAATCCTGGCGGCTCGTTTACCCTTAACGTAACAGGTCTGTGTGGGAGCGGGGGAACTGTAGTGGATGTGTATTGGGATGCATGCGACGCACCCAGCCCAACAAGTCGAACATCAGCAACTACGGCCTATCCTAATCCAGCAGCTGAAACAATCGTTATTCCAGAGGGAATAGCAGGTGCAACTCTGGTCAGTGATAAAGGCAAGGTAATGGGGGTGGTTGATAGGGATGGTAGAATTGATGTACGTTCTTTACCCGATGGCCTTTACAACATGCAAATGATGCAGAACGGTAAATTGATTAATCAGCGCATTCAAGTGAAGCACTAACCACTATTTTTACTTTACAAAGCCCCACCCGCAACGGTGGGGCTTTTTTGTGGGCTGAAATTTTAGTGCATTCCGCCCAAATGCGGACGGGGCTGTAGCTTTCGGGCATGAAAACAACCCTACTCGCCAGCCTACTACTTTGTCCGTTCTTGGCATTGGCCCAAGCCAAAGCACCCGCGAAAAAGCCCACCGCCTCAAAGCCAACTGCAAAAGCCGACCCGGCTGGCCCCGTTGTGAAAATGGAGGGCATAGGCAAGTTTAAAATCGGCAAAACCACGCTGGCAGTAATTCCCGAATTAGAAGCCGAGATGGAGGTGAAGGTGAAGCGAGTGACTAGCTACTCGGATTATGATAAAGCCGAGGGCGGGGATATTTTAGAGTTAATACCGGATGCCACGGATGACCTCAGCGGCCCACCCTACGCCAGCCTCTGCCCGGCCGCCAAAGTGTACATGTTGCCTGCCTACAAGGTGGCTGACATTTATTTAGCTAATGTCAAGCTGACTTTTTACAATAGCATCCTAATCGATTTTCACTGCGACGGCAGCACCGAATTGATAGAGGCGCTGGGCTTAAAGTACGGCAAGCCCAGCATGAAAAAGGATGAAAAGGACGTGCCTTGCACCTTTACGCATACTGGAAATAAGATTGTGTATAAAGAAGTTACTTATACACAATCATGGAATACGCCCCCGCTTGCGGCCGAGGTCATTTTAATGAAATACTATGACAGCAAGTGCAAGGACAATCTTATAAATTATTTTTCTATATACGACCCTGCGGCAGCCAAAAAGATGCACGCCTGCGAATCAACCGAAGAGGCCCGCCGTGATGCTGCTGAAATTACCGAAAAGAAGAAGAAGCTAGGCGACCTGTAGCCCTGTTTGGGCGCTGTGCAACAAAGGTTTTAAGCCCACTCTCTAGCGCAGGGGGTGGGCTTTTACTTTTGATGGGTTACTTAAAACCTCTTATGCTTTCGGGCCAAATGCACTATAAATAGTGGGTACTACCCAGGCTCGCGCAGGGCTAGACGGAAATTTATACCCCACTCTGCCGCCTCAACGCCGCGCACCTCGGGCCGCCGCCGGTACCGCCGGTAGTACCGGGTGGCAATCTGCGCGAATGGTGGGCGCGTGAGTGGTACGCAAGTGAGTGGTATTAGCCTTTAACAATTAACAGTGAACAATTAGCATGGCCGATAATAACGTAACCATCCTGCGGGTGCAGCTTGATGAGGGCAAAACCGAAGAGCAGCTGCGCAAGCTGGTGCTCGACATCGAGGCCACCCGCAAAGCCCAGGCCGCCCTCACCGCTGAGCGCAAAGCTGGCACGGTGAGCGATGAGGAATTTGCCAAACGCACCGTCGAGCTGCAAGCCAAGCTAAAAGGCCAGCAGCAGGAGCAGGCAGCCCTTACCAAAAACCTCGACGCCTACCGCTCGGCGATGGCGCGCGCGACCGGCTCCGTGGACCAGCTCAAAGCCCAAAGCGCCCTGCTCACGGCGCAGTACAACGCCCTCAGTGAGGAGCAGCGTGAGAACACCGAGGCCGGCCGTGAGCTGACGGCCCAACTCGATGAGGTCAATAAAGCATTGCTGGCGGCGGGTACGCAGGTGAACGACAACCGCCGCAACGTCGGCAACTACTCGGCTGGCCTGCGCGATGCGGTGAAGGAGTCGGGCTTCTTCGGCGGCATCACGGCCAAGGTGACCGAGGCGCAGGAAAACTTCAGCAAGGCGCAGGGCATCGCCAAGGCGGCCATCGGCGGCAACGTTACGGCCCTGGGCCTGCTGCGCCTAGCCTTGCTGGCCACGGGCCTCGGCGCGCTCGTGGTGGTGCTCGGCAGCGTGGTGGCATTCCTGACCAAAACCCAGGCGGGCACCGACCTGGTGAGCCGCAAGTTTGCGGGGCTCAAAGCTATTCTTAGCCTGGTGGTCGGCGAAGCGGCGGCATTTGGTGAGACGCTGTTCAAGGCTGCCGAGAATCCAAAGCAGGCACTATCTGACCTGGTGGATTTCATCGAAGAAAACCTGCTCAACCGTTTTAAGGCGCTGAAAATCATTTTCGACGGACTCACCACGGGCGGCGTAGCCGGCTTCAACAAGGTAACCGAGGGCGTATTCCAATTAAGCACTGGCATCGCGGATGCTGATAAGAAACTGGCGGCCTTTACTGCCAGAGCCTACGATGCCGCCAAAGCAGGCGAGTCTATCGAAGCTGAAAACCAGCGCATTCTACGGGCTGAGCGCGCCCTGAATGTGGAGCGCAGCCAGAGCCGTGCGCAGATTGAAGGCCTCAAGAAATTGAGTGACGATACCACAAAGTCAGTCGCCACCCGCACGCTCGCGGCTAAGGAGGCGGCGGCCATTGAAAACGGCCTG